TGCAGGATTATCAGGTAGCTGATTTGATTGATGATCAGGATAAATTAAGAATGATTGTTGATCCAACCAGTAGTTATGCTCAAGCACAAGCGATGGCTATGATGCGAGCAATGGACGATGTTATCATTACAGCAGCTACAGGAACAGCCTATACTGGGGTAACTGGAGGGACTGCTCAAGCACTAACCCTATCAGTAGCCAAAAACTACGTAGAATCTGGTGCTGCAGCAAATAGTGGATTGACGCTAGGCAAGTTACGTAGAGCAAAGTTTTTATTGGATAGTGGGGATGTCGATCCTTCTATTCCACGTTTTATTGCAGTAACTCCTAAGCAGATTCAAGATTTACTGCAAATTGATGAAGTAACCTCTCAAGACTATAATGTGATTCGTGCGTTAGTAGCTGGTGAGGTAAATACCTATATGGGCTTTACCTTTATCGTAAGTAATCGATTGGCACTAGCTGGAACAGATCGCACTTGTTTTGCTTGGGCTATGGACGGGTTATTGTTATCACTAGCCAAAGACATTACTGTTCGGATTGATGAAAGACCGGATAAGGCTTATGCAACGCAGGTATATGCTGAAATGAGTCTTGGGGCCACTAGGATGGAAGAAGAAAAAGTAGTTTCAATTACTTGTGTTGAATAATTAATCATAGGAGATTGTCATTATGGCTAATGTAAATACACCCAAAATAACAGATGTTACAGCAGTACCTTCTGTTATGTTAAATGCTTCTGAAGCTCACGGGCGAGTTCGGGTTTGGTATGATTCTATTACAGCATCAGCAGTTGCAGTAGATGATACAATTACTTTTGCTCGACTCCCCAAAGGAGCAACTGTTTATAATGTACGCATTACCAATGCAGCACTAGGAGCAGGAGTAACGTTGCAAGTAGGAGATAGTGGGGATGATGATCGTTATTTGGTAGCAACAGCAGCCAATACAGCAGGAGTCATCAATACGACAGCAGCTTCTATTGCAACAATGCCTTATACCACCACAGCAGTCACTGACCTTTTTATTAAAGTAAAAGGCAATCCTGCCAACGGGGTAATTAAAATTGTCCTTGAATATTCGTTAGGTGACTAATGACTAGTATTGTTCAAATATGCAATATTGCTCTCAGTAATATTGGAGAGCAAAGAATATCTGCATTATCGGACAATACTGAAAGGGCAAGACTCTGCAATCTTCGTTATGAGGATTGCAGGGATGCAGTCTTGAGAAGTTACCCTTGGAAGTGTGCAGTTGCTAGAGTGTCCTTAGCTTCTTCTACGACTGCACCAGCTTGGGGGTACACTTATCAATATCTATTGCCTTCAGATTGTCTAAGAGTATTAGATATTGAAGAATTTACAGAAGATTATCAGATTGAAGGCAGATTTATTGTTACAGATGCTACTGCAGTAAAGTTGAAATACATTCAACGAATTGAAGATCCCAATCAGTTTGATGCTTTACTGGTACAAGCAATTGCAATGAAATTAGCATCTGAGCTAGCAGAAGCAATTACAGGCAGAGCAGATCTAAGAGATCGAATGCTATCTAAGTACCTACAGGTTATTTCAGAAGCCAGAGGGGTAGATGCAACAGAAAGATCAATGCCAGAATTATTAACTTCTGATTTATTCATTACCAGCAGAAGGGTTGGATCTACAGGCAGATGGGCTAAATTCTCATCAGAGATTTAAATGAGAGTACAAGCAGTCCAATCATCATTTGCAGACGGGCAAATCAGTCCCAGAATGCAGGGTATGATTGAATTAGAATCTTATAAATCTTCAGTAGCCCAATTAGAAAATTTTGTTTGTTTACCACAAGGATCAATTACCAGAAGGCCAGGGACATATTTTGCAGCAACCACAAAGAACAATAATAAAGCTAGGCTAGTTCCTTTTAGTCGAGGTCAAGGTGTATCTGCAGTTTTAGAAATAGGTGCGACTGCAGTTGCAGGAAATGCCTATATCCGAATCTTCTCAAATGACGGGCCAGTTTACCAACCAAACACTTCCACACCTGTAGAAATCAATAACATTACATTAGCAAGTGGAACCACTCCACTTCCTTGGGTAATTGAGGATTTAGAAGATATCAATTATTCCCAATCAGCAGATGTATTGTTTATTTGTCATCCTCTTTATGCTCCTTTGCGTTTACTAAGAAATTCTGCAACCGATTGGGTTGTTGAATACATTCCCTTAGAAAACGGGCCTTTTCAATCAGTAAATACAACGGATACCAAGTTATCGGTAACCGGAGCAACTTTAGCTTATGAAGAAGTAGGCAGCATTTCTCCTTCTGCCACAGACCAAACAACCGATACATTTACCTTTGATAATCATCCTTTTGTCAACGGGCAAAGGATTCGGATTTCAGTTAAGGATAGTGGTAGTTATTCTTCACTAGGGTTGACTGCTGGAACCACAGTAGAACGTTACATCACAACAGCCACACAAAATACATTTAAACTAGCAACCTCCAGAACAGGAGGTGCAATTGATTTAGTTGATGATCCCACAAAAGATTTATTGTTTGAAAAACCTTATATTCCTAAAGGCCAGACAGTAACAATTACTGCTTCTGCAATAGAAGGAATTAATAATAATGAAGGTTTTAAAAGTTCAGACGTTGGTAGATTTATTCGGATCAACTCTGAGATTGCTCCCCAAATCAAGTGGGGGTATGTAGAAATTACTGGGGTTACTTCAACAACAGTAGTGACTGCAGAAGTAAAGCTGGATTTGGCAGATGAACCCTATACTGCAACTACCAGTACTACCAATACATCAGAGTGGGCATTAGGTGCATTTAGTGGGACAACAGGCTACCCCAGAGCAGTACAAATCTATCAGCAACGTTTAGTATTTGCTGGGACTCTAGATGAACCTTCTACAGTATTTTTTTCTAAAGTAGCTTCTTTTTTAGATTTTTCCACATCGGAACCACTTGGTCAGGCAACAGGTAATTTTGATAGTGCCAATCGAGCAATTATTGGAGAGCAAATCTTTGAAGATAATGCCCTGAGTCTAACAATTAGTTCAGATACTGTAGATCAAATAGAGTGGATTAGTGAGGATCGGAAATTAACAATTGGGACGAGTGGAGGGATATTTCAAATCTACGGGGCAGATGATGATGTAACAATCACTCCTTTTAATTTTTCAATTGTCAAAGCTTCTGCTTGGGCCTCACATCCTACAGTATTGCCTGTAAAAATAGGCAATAATTTATTGTATGTTCAACAAAACGGACGCAAGTTAAGAGAACTGGCTTTTGACAAAGTCCAAGATCAGTATGCAGCACAAGACCTAACATTACGTTCAGAAGACATTTCCCAAAGTGGGTTTAAAGAAATGTCTTATCAAGATCAACCCAATTCAGTTGTTTGGTGTTTACGTAATGACGGGCGTTTAGCTGGACTAACGTATGTAGATTTACTAAGTATGCATGCTTGGCATCGGCATACAATTGGAGGAACACATACAGATCCTATTTACGGAAATCATGCAAAAGTAGAATCAATTGCTTGTATTCCCAGAGAAACCTACGATCAGCTTTATATGATTGTAAAAAGGGATATCAACAATACAACAGTCCGATACATAGAATTTTTAGAACGATTCTATGATGCTTATGATGTAAATGCCAATAATGCACATTATGTAGATAGTGGATTAGAAGAACCAGCCAATGCCAGTGCATCTACAGTGAAATCAGGATTTACACATTTAGTTGGAGAAACTGTAGCAGTTTTAGGAGATGCAGCAGTTCAACCCAATCAGGTAGTCAATAATAGTGGAGAAGTGACACTACAATTATCAGCAACAGCCTATCGAATTGGATTACCTTATATTTCTACGCTACGTACTTTACCAGTAGTAACTGAAACCAATCGGGGGACTTCTGTTGGGAACCGGAAAAGAATTCATTCAGCAACAATCAAACTATTGGAATCAATGGGATTCCAATTTGGAGTATCTTTAACAGATTTAACAGAAGAAGTATTTAGAGTTGCATCTGATAAATTGGGATCAGCCTTAGAATTGTATACAGGAGAAAGATCATTTCAGATTGGAGATGAATATAGTAATGAGTCTCAAATCTACATTGTTCAGAATCGGCCTTATCCTTTATCTATTTTAAATCTAGCAATTGATTATGAAACAAACGAATAACGGCAGATTTCAATCACCAGAATTGGTACAGCAACAAAATGAGACTCTAAAAAGGCTACAAAACAAAGCCAATCTAGAACCTTTGTTGAATCAACTTTTAGATATTTCTTATAAAGCACAATATCAGAAACGATAGTTATGGCTCCTTGGCTATTAGCATTAATGGGAATTGGTGCAGGAGTAAATGCATATGCCACTGCACAACAAATTGCTTCTCAATCTAGATTATTAGAACAACAAGCATCAATTCTCAGAGAGAATGCAAAAGACAATTATTCTCTAGCAAAAGAGCAATCTGTCTTATTTAGGCGGACTGCTGAAGAAAATGCCAGAAAAGTTTTGGAAGTTGGACAAGATCAGCAAATGCGTGAAGAGATCGCAGGAAAAGCAAGGCTAGGAGGCATTCGGGCAAAGCTTGGATCATCAGGAGCAATTGCAGATGTAGGAACCGGAGCAGATTTACAAATAGGACAAGCCTTAGCCAATTCATTTAATCAAAGAATGATTAAACACAATACCAATTATGAAGCAGCTCGAACTAGGTTAGAGGGCAAGCAAAGAGCAACAATGACAATGAGAGCAGCCAATAATGCCTATGTAGCAGCTCAACGTCAGGCATCTTATTTAGAATCTCAAGCAGCAGAGGTCAGGGCTACCAAATCCCTAGCAGTTTTGTCTTCTTTACTAGGAGGTGCATCCAATATCATTAAAAGCATGCCTTTGCAGGAACCAGCAGCAACAACGCCAACAAATGATGCAGTCCAGACATTTTACCAAACTGAATTTGGCAAACCTTATGAGGCATTAGATTATAATTCCAGAATGTCCAAAAGAGTTTATACAGACAATTATTAATTATGGCCCGATTACCTTTTGAACGAATCAATATTAGTCCTCAGTACAATCGGTTATCTGCTCCCACAGTACCGAATGCGCCACAACCTTTAAATGTGACCAACAGTCCTGGCGCAAATGCTCAGTATCAAACACTGACTTCATTTGCCAATTCAATTAGTTCATTAGGTTCTGCACTATTGCAACGTGCAGATTTAGAAAAGCGTGAAGAAGATCGTTTGGAAATGATTGACATCAAGAATGATATTGATGAAGCAACCAAACTGATTGAATTACGTTTTAAATCAAATCCTCCCACTGATACAGAAGATGCGATCTCTCAATTAGATAATTTCCTATTTGGGAACCCGACACCAGAATCCACTCAGAAATTAGCCAATAACAAAATCAATTATGAGGATTTAAAAAGAGAAGGGGGGTTGATTGCCGCTTTCCAGCAAAAGTATAAAAACAGCAGAAAGCTCAATCAGGTTTTGCAAGAATTCCAAATCAATCAGCATTTTTTAGCAAGAGGATTAGCAATTCAGAATGTCCACAACACAAATGTGGCAACCACCAAAAAAAACGTACTAAGGTTTAGTGGAGAGTATTTAAACAAAAGTATACCAGAGTTGGTTCAACAATTTAGAACAGAAGGGACAACCTATAATAGTTTTTTAACTTCTCTTGCTCCAGAAGATTTTCGGCAAAGAACACTGGAAGATATTGAAAAGAATTTTGATGAATTGACCAAGAGTTTTTCTCCGCAACTGCAGCAGAATCTACGTAATG